CATTAAAAAATAAATTTGGTGGGTAAGAATATTTACCTGTATCTTTGGGGGGGATTTAGGGGGGGCCCTGCTAATACCTCCTCATTAAACAAAGCTTAGATATATGGTAGTATTAAATGTGTTGTTAACAATAGTGGCTGTCCTTATGATAGCTGTAGTGATATGGGGGTTTGCCAATTTTGAAGAATGGGAATTTGGTATAGAGTTTCTCCCTAAGGATTACAATAGTTTTGAACTAGGAATATCTAATAGAAACTACGTTACAGACGATGGTGGACTAGAGCAAGAGCTTAGAATAGGCTTGCTTATATTCAGTGTTATTTTCCTGTTCAGGAGATTTGGTGCATAATATAGCATTAACTTTTATAATAACTAAAATAGTTATTTGACAATCAATGGAATATACATACCTTTGTGTTAACTAATTATGGAAACCAAACCAAAATCTCCCATTGTACAGCGACTGAAAAAATCAGTGAAGGATGATATTGCCTTGGCTGAGAAGTATTATAGAATCTTGTCAGCCATCAATGACCTTAAGCTCACCAATAGGGAGATACAATTAATTGCGTTTGCTGCTATAAAGGGTAACATATCCTATGCTAATATTAGACAGGAGTTTTGCCAGACATATGACAGCACATCTGCTGCTATTAATAACATCATTAGTAAGCTGAAGAAGATGGGGGTGTTTGTAAAGGATGGGACAAAGGTGAAGGTCAATCCTCTTATTCTGCTGAACTTCGAGAAGGACATCATATTGCAAATAAGTCTAATACATGGATAAGCCTATAAGCATGTCTGTCAAAGACTACCTAATTAGAACTCTGGCAGTGAAGATGTTGACAAGTGAGAAGACAATTGAGACTGTGATAAACCACCAGTTTCAGTCTGCAAACGAGGCGATGGATCTTAACAATAGTCTAGAGATATCTGGCTTTGGTAAGTTTTACTTCAATGAAAAGAAGGCTACAAAACGACTTGGACAATTGAATGCTAAGAAGCAGGCAATGGAAAAGATAATATCAGATGAAACGACATCTGAACAAAAGAGACGTTCGTCTCAAGTGACACTAGAAAAAACAGAAGCTCTGATCAATTTGTTAAAAACAAAAACTATCTATGAAGATCAACTTCTCTCAGATTTACGAGGGGTGGAAGAATAACCTCTTTCCAGCAGACGACATGAAGGAACATATAAGACAGGTGAGTCAAGAACGTATGGCTATCTGTGATGCATGTGAATGGTGTTCTGAAAACAAACCTAAGAAACCTCGTAGGTTTGATAAACATTGTACACATTGTGGATGTGTTCTCTCAGCCAAAACTAAGTGTTTATCTTGTGCTTGTCCCATAGAAAAATGGGTTGCAGAAATAGAATCTAGGGATGATGAAAATCAATTAATAGAAACAATATATGGCAAAGAGGGAAGTAAAAATAGAGAAGATTCCACTGGACAAGTTAATTGATACACTTGTTGACCTATATAACAAGGGTATAGATTATATTGATGTAGTGGGAGTTCCTGGCAAAGAGTTTGATAGAATGGGCATAGCCTTTACTGGAGAATATATGACAGACCAGGGAAAGAAAAACTTTGAAGGTATTGATCTAGAAGTGGAGATTAGAACTGAGAAGTTAACAGATGATGATTTAAATGAATTAATATAAGACTAATGAGTAAAAAGACTCACTATACAGAAGTGATTGATATATTACAAGAACTACATAAGGACTTTCCAACGTATAACATTGGAAGACACCTAGCTACAGCTCTTGCAGATTATGGTGATATTTGGGGATTGACAGATAAAGAACTTGCATTTGCTCTTAGCAAGTATAAGTCTGAAATAGAAATGGATGTTCCACATACAGATGAATCTGAACTAGAAAAAATAATCAAAGAGGGAATGGACCTCGATAACATCCTCAAGGAGGAGGAAGAAGATGGCGACTATTAAGAAAACTACATATGTAAATACAGAGCTTGAATGGGCTGAGTCACAACTCGTTTCATGGAAAGCTTATGTGAATGCTAACCCACTACATGAATTGAAAGATAGGATTGAGTGGAAACCTACAGCTAAAGGAGGAATGTTACCAATGGTAATAGCCTCTATAGAAGCTCAAGGTAAATTTGTTCAAGAGACAATGAAGAACTATTTAGCATTAATAGAGGTGGTTGATAAGCTAAGAAGCATGGAAGAAGCAAAGGTGGAAGTGAGAGGTAAAGGTGAGTTATCAGGAGCTGCTGCTGAGTTCTTAGCAAATAGAAAATAATGGAACTACAAAGTATAGACTACAAAGACTGGTTTATAAATCAGAAGCGTATTCCTGATAAAGACTCTCAGGAGTGTAAGCCATTCTTTGACTTTCACAGAGAGTTATGTTTAAATGGAGCTATGATGGGTGGTACATATATCAACCCATTTTTATATTGGCACCTTAACATATGGCATACAGAAGTAGATATAATAGATAGTTATGGGAGGATTGCACAGAAATATTCTAATCCCCTATTGAGAGATAATGAATGGCTTGTGACGAACGAAATTGACAGAGCTCAACAAGAAAAGAGGGGCTTAGTCATTCTAGGTATTAGACGTTTTGCCAAGTCTGTTCTTGAAGCATCCTATATTGCATGGGGTGCAACCTTTGATGAAAACAGTCAGAATATCATAGCAGGCTTAAATGCCCCAGATATTAAACTGATTACTGATAAGATTGACAAAGGATTGAATTTCATTCCTGAGTATTGGAGATGGCAGAGAATTGAGGACAACTGGAAGAACCAAGTGACTCTAGGTATAAAGACCAAGTCTGGTGAACGTATCCCATTCTCTTCCATTCTAATACGTAACCTTGATGAAGGTAATAATGAAGAAGCTATTGCAGGTACAAAACCACGTAAATTAATTATAGATGAGATTGGTAAAGGTAATTTCCTTCGAGGCTTACAAGCTGCTATTCCAGGTTTCACTACACCCTATGGCTGGGGATGTAGCCCCATACTTACTGGGACTGGTGGTGACATGAAGAAATTCATGGATGCTAAATCCTTAATGTTTGACGTAGATAACTTTAACTTCCTTACATATAACAATGCTAAAGATGACAAACGTATACATGGTTTGTTCATCTCACATAAGTATAGGATGGAGGCTAAAGATGAATCTACACTAGGAGCATATTTAAATATATCAGGTAAATCTGATTTACATAATGTTAAGATGCTTGTAAGTGATGAAGAGAAAGCTACAGAAATTACTAATAGAGATTTAGAGAGACTTAAAAAGGCTGGTGATCGTATAGCCTATCTAAAAGAAAAGATGTACTATCCTCAGGAAGTGGATGATATCTTTCTAAATGAGGATACAAATATATTTGATATTGAGAGTGCTAAGAGACAGAAAGCTAGATTGTTACAACAAGAAAAAACAGGAACTCCTGTTGTATTGTTTAATGATGGAGAGAAGATAGCTCATGAGTTTACAGATAAACTACCCATCTCTAACTTTCCTCTAAAGAACTCAGATCTAAAAGAAGCACCTATAGTTATATATGAATTCCCTATAGATAATCCACCTTATGGATTGTATGTAGCAGGAGTCGATCCATATAGACAAGGTAAGTCTGCATATTCAACTTCACTTGGATCTGTATACATCTATAAAAGGATGCATGAAATTAGTGGTGAGAAATATCAAGATATGTTCGTAGCTTCGTATTGTGCAAGACCTGATAAGAAAGAAACTTGGGAAGAACAAGCTAGACTTCTTATAAAGTATTATAATGCACGAGCTCTTTGTGAGAATGATGATATATCCTTTATTGAATATATGAAGAGTAAAGGAGATGCTCATTATCTAGAAAAACAACCTGAATGGTTAAAGGAGATTGTACCAAACACCACTGTAAAAAGAGACTATGGTATACATCGTTCAGCTGCAAAGATAATTGACTATCTTCACACTTGTTTAAAGAAGTATATGGAAGCTGCAATCTTTAAAGAAACAAATGAAGCAGGTGAAGTGATAAGAGAAGTGCTAGGTGTAAGTAAGATATTTGATCCTGTATTACTTGAAGAAATCATTCAATACAATGATCAAGGAAACTTTGATAGAATTGTAGCTGCAGAGTTAGCCATAGCACAGGCTTTAAAGATGGACCCAATTATGGGTAGGATAGGTGGAACATCAGATGAGAGAGTTGCTTCTATGTTTAAGAAGAAGAGAGGAAACATACTCTTCACTGATTCTAGAAACAACATGTTTGGACAAACAAAAAATAAATATAAACGCAATAAATTGTTTTCATAATGGCAATTATAAGATACACGAAAGACGCAACTATAAGATATGCTTATCTGAATATCTTCCCTGATCAGTTTAAAACTGAGAAGGAAAAGATGGATGAGAGCTGGATAAAGAATTCAATGGATTACTTTGCCAATAAGGCATATGCTGAATATGTTAAAGCTAGAGATACATTTGTAAAGAACTATGATCTTGTAAAGGGTATTTTAAGAAGAGAGGATTTCTTTGTAGAACCAGAAGTAAGAAGCTTCACAGATGTGCTTACAGCAGATCTTGAACTTCCTGCCTATGTAAAACATTATTCTATAATGACCACTCCTATTAATGAATTAGTGGGAGAGATTAGTAAAAGACCTGATGCATTTCGTGTCAAAGCATTTGATGATGATAGTAAGTCTGAAGAGTTAGAATTTAAAACTCAACTATTACAAGACTATGTTGTTTCTCAAGCACAAAGAAAGATATTAGAAAAAGCTTCATTTGATGGAGTGGAGATTACAGATGAGGAGTTACAAGAGAAAACATTACAACAAGTAAAAGATGAACTTGACAATTATACATCTGTAGCAGAGAAATGGGCAAACCACGTATTGACTGCTGAGAAAGCTGAGTTTGTATTAAAGGAGAAATCTGAAGATGCATTTAGAGATCTTTTAATTTCTTCTAGAGAGTTCTTCCATGTATACGAAGACAATTCTAAAACTGGTTTTAACATTGAGGTAGCTAACCCTAAAAACACTTGGTTCTTAACTACTCCTGATAGAAAATATATTTCAGATCCTACAGGTAGAAATCAAGGAGCATATGCTGCTGGTACTGTACAGGTATTAGAACTATCTGAGATTATTGAATCAGTTCCTGACTTAACTAAAGATGAGATTGATCACTTACGTAGTTCATTACAAGACTATGGATTAATCAATGTACGTGAATCTAACTTAGGTAATCCTAATGCTGTTCCAGGTAATGACTCTATTCAATATGATACATACGATCCTCTTGTTCTACAAACTAGAATGATCATTGAGTCTGAGATGAAAGAAAACAATGATGGTCTTAAAGACTTCTTAGGACTTACATCTAATGTAAGCTCATTTGGTTATAAGTATGTGGTGGTAAGAGCATATTGGATTAGTAAAAAGAAGATTGGTAAAGTTATATATACAGATGAGATGGGCAACGAACAGTCTATGTTAGTTGATGAAGACTATAAGTCTAATAATATTCCTACACAAATTTCATTAGAGTGGGGATGGATTAACCAATGGTACCAAGGTATTAAGATTGGTCCAGACATCTATCATATTAAACCTTATAAGTTATTACCTTATTGCCCAATCATTGGACAAACATTTGAAGTTAAGAACACAGAAGCTAAGAGCTTAGTGGATATGATGAAGCCTTTCCAAGTAATTTATAATGTTTGTATGAATCAACTTTATAAGTTATTAGAGAAAGAAGTAGGTAAGGTGCAGTTAATGTCTATAAGACATATTCCTATTCCTAAAGATGGTGATGCTCAAGATGCATTAGATATCTGGGAAATGGAAGCACGTAATAGAGGTGTAGTATTTGTTGATGATAGTCCTGAGAACTTAAAGAGTCCATCTAGCTTCAACCAATTTACAAGTCTTGACCTTACACGTACACAGGAAATCCAAGCAAGATATACTCTAGCACAACAAATAAAGAATGAGTGCTGGGAATTAATTGGTATGTCAAGACAAAGACTTGGATCTGTACAAGCTAGTGAATCAGCTACAGGTACTAATGCAGCTATTACACAATCTTACGCTCAGACAGAACCTTTATTTGTAGCTCATGAATATGTACTAGGTCAATTGTATCAAGCAATTGTTGACGCAGCTTTATATATAGAAAGTGCTAAACCACAATCTACTATTTCTTATATTACTAATGAAGGAGAATCTGCGTTTGTTTCTGTAAATGGTACAGATTTACGTTTCAGAGATCTTAAAGTATTCTTAACTAATAGACCAGAAGACAGACAAATGTTTAGTGAGATTAGAGGATTATCTCAAGCTGTCATCCAAAATGGTGGTAGCTTACATGATGTGATTGAGCTTTACAGTACTAACTCAATGAGACAAATGAAGCAAGTCTTTAAGAAGTTGAAAGACAGACAAGAAGCTTTACAGAATGCTCAGTTACAACAAAAACAACAAGAACTTGAGCAACAACAACAACAAGCTCAAGCTCAAATTCAATTAGCTCAACAACAATCTGAAGAGAAAATAGCTAATGAAAACTACCAAGCAGAGCTTGATAGAATAAACAAGAAAGAGATTGCTCTTATTGCAGCTGAATCTAAAACAGGTCCTTTATCAGATATTGACGCAAGTGGTACCCCTGATGTTTTAGAAATAGATAAACTAGCCCTAGCTCAATCAAAAGCTGAAAGAGACTATCAGGCTAAGATGATGGATGTACAAAGTAAAAATCAATTAGCTTCTCAAAAACTAGAAATAGAAAGAGAGAAGTTAAAGATAGCTAGAGAAAACCAAGCAAATGATTTAGCTGTGGCCAAGGAGAATGCCAAGGGCAGAGCTAAGAAAACTAAATAAATATGTTTGATAAACTGATAGAGATAATCACCAATTGGTGGTTACAACTCACACCAGCTATCATTATTAGAGACTATGAAGAAGCAGTATTACTCAGGTTTGGTATCTTTAAAAGAGTACTCAAACCTGGAATACATTTCAAGATGCCTCTATTTGATGAAGTGATTGACCAACATGTGGTTGTCACAACTCTCAGTTTAGATGCCCAATCTTTATATACTAAAGACAAGCAGAACATTGTAGTGAAAGGAGTCATTAAATATAAGATAGCTGATGTCAAGATATTTCTTCTTGAGGTATTTGATGCCCAGGATGCTCTGTCAGATATGTCTCAAAGCATCATCAAAAATGTCATTATGTCTATGAGTATGGATGAATGTACAGATTCAGAACTTGACAACACTTTGACAAAGAAGGTTAGGGTGGAAGCTAGGAAGTGGGGAGTTGAGGTTCAACAAGTTACCCTTACTGACTTGGCTCCAATCAGAAGCTTTAGACTTATAAATGACAATTTTACTAACAAATTAGATTAGAGTAAAAAACATTAATGCTATATTATATTGAATAATGATCTATATAGAGGCTTGCCTCTTTGCTATTAATTTAACTTGATATACTTTTACATTGAAAACCAAATAAATACAACTACATATGGCTGAAAATCTAGATATGCCCCAACTGGGCAACTTTAGTATTCAAGATACTATGGACATGGGAATGGGTAGTCAAGAGTTATTAAATGACTTATTGTCCCCTGAAAGTGCAACTTCTAGCCCTGATGATATTCAGGACATTAATAATGAACCTGCACCTGCTCCTGCTCCAACAAAGAAAACTACTTCTAAACAACCAGCTGCTTCAGAACCAGAACCTGAAAAGAAAGATGAAAATCCTACAAAGGATATTCAAAGTTTCTTATATGGTGAGGATAATGAAGAAAGCGAGGAAGAAACAAATGATGAACCAGCAGCTGCACCAGCTAAGAAAGCTGTACAAAATGCTGATAATCAAGAAGATAGTAAAGATGCTGATAATGAAGAAGGTGAAGAAGCTCCTACGAGTCAATTCACTGCATTATCAAGAGATCTTTTCAAACTAGGTGTATTCTCAAAAGAAGAAGATGAGGAAGACGTTACAATAGATACTCCTGAAGCTTTCTTGGAAAAGTTCCAAGCAGAGAAGAAGAAAGGAGCTATTGAAATTGTAGATAACTTCATTGGTCAGTTTGGAGAAGATTATCAAAAAGCATTTGATGCCATATATGTAAAAGGTGTAAAACCTGAAGATTACTTTGGTGCATTTAACCAAATCAAATCTTTCTCTGATATGGACTTAACTCAAGAGAACAATCAAATAGCTGTTATTAAACAAGCTTTGACTGATCAAGGATTTGAGCCTGAAGATGTTACAACAGAAGTTGAAAGATTAAAAAATTATGGTGACCTAGAAAGTGTTGCTACGAAACACCATAAAGTCCTAATAAAGAAAGAAGGCCAAAAGCTCCAACAAATGGAGCAAGAAAGAGAGGCCCAATTACAACAACAACAAGCTATCAAACAGCAATATTATCAAAATGTAAACAATGTTTTACAAGAGAAAATAAAAGCTAAAGAATTTGATGGCATACCAATTAACACTAAATTAGCTGGTGAACTACAAGATTTCCTAGTAACAGACAAGTACAAAACAAATTCAGGTGAGACTCTCACTGATTTTGATCGTACAATTCTGGAGCTGAAACGTCCTGAGAATCATGCAACAAAAGTAAAGCTTGCGTTGCTAATGAAGATAATGGAGAAAGATCCTACATTATCAACTATTCAAAAGACAGGTATCACCAAAAAGTCTAATGAATTATTTGGTGAAGTTGCCAGACAAGCCCAGAAGAGTTCAGTGAAATCTAAACCAGTTACACAATCCACTTCTTGGTTTAAATAAACAATTTATATAACAAAAATTAAAAAAGAATAACAAATGGCAATTCAAACAATCCCAGGTTTAACTGGTTTTACCTATGCTAGAGTAGCTTCTATGGACAAGCGTGCTGTAGGTAAATTGACTGACGCAAACCATTTAGAGAGCTTTCACTCAACTGAGCCTGCTGACTATGATAAGAAAATCATCAGCTTATACACTCAGAGTTCTCTTTATAGTAATGACTTCTTAGACATGATTAACAAGTCTACTCCTTACTATATCGATAACAATAGTGATGCTTGGAAATGGCAAGTGCAAGTACCTTACAAGTTCCCAAAATTTATTGATGTTCCAACTTCTACACAGGAATTAAACAAGCCTGGTATTGATGGACAAGAGTTTCAAGTAATTGTTGATACTAATGAATTTTCTAAGAACGCAATTATCTCTGTAGGTACACGTCAATATGGTCCTCGTTTTTACGTAGTAAAAGATCCAGTTCCTTGGAACGTTGGATTCTTATACACTTTCACTTTAGTGAGTGACAACCCAACTGTAGATTTCGTAAGCCCTATCTTCTTGCAAGTGGGTGTGGAATTAGAGTTAGTTGATGCTGCGATTGGTGAATTCGACCAAGACTTATTAGGTCTTCCTCGTTTAGGTGAGCAAATCACTATGTTTGAATCTTTAGGTTCTGCATATGGTTATGAGCACAAAATCACTGAGTGGGCTGATGACAAGATGATGAGAGATGCTTCTGGCAAACCTTTAGACATCTTAGTATATGCTCCTCAAAGACGTAACCAATTACCTTTAACTCGTAACGATGTTAAGTGGGAACCATTTATTGAGTTCTGGATGCGTAAGTCTATGTTAGAATTAAAAGTTAAGCGTATGATCTGGGCTCGTCCTGGAACTGTAAAAACTAATGGTTCTCAACAAAACTTAAAGCGTACATCTGCTGGTGTATACCACAGAATGCGTAACAATGGTAACTTAGTACAGTACAACAGAGGTGAGTTCACTGCGAACTTAATTCGTTCTGTATTTGGTGACTTATTCTACAGACGTGTGGATGTTAAAGACAGACGTGTTAAAATGTACACTAATGAAGCTGGCTTTGATGTATTCCAACAAGCTTTAAAAACAGATGCTTTGAATTCTGGTCTTACTTTCATGGCTGATTCTGGTAACAGATACATGCAAGGTGAAGGTCAACATATCACTTACAACTTTGCATTCGATGCAATGGTAACTCGTGAGACTGGTCGTGTTGAATTAATTCACTTGAAAGAATTAGACTTACCTCAAACAAATTTAGAATTTGGACAAAACAAGAAATCAACTCCAGTATTTATGGTGTTTGATGTATCTCCAATGTCTGATGGTTCTATGATCAATAATATTCGTGAAGTACGTATGAAGGGTGCACCTTCTATGACTTGGGGTTATATCGATGGTACTCGTCACCACTTAGGCTTTGCTAAGTCTCAAGGTATGAGTTCTGCAAATAAATTCCCTGGATATGAGATTTGGATGAAAGATCGTTGTGATGTATTTATCGAAGATTTATCTCGTACAGTATTGATTGAAGAGATTCCTCAATTCTAATAAATGCCCCTTTAAGGATAGTATCCTTAGACTGACACCAATGGTGTTTCGCAAAAAACTAAGAAGACATTCCCCCCACTCTCCCAGTGGGGGAGTCTTCTAAATCACAGATGGACATGTACAAGTAAATGCTGTACAGTGTTCCCTTCGATGGGAACCATCTGCAAATAAACCAAACAAAAACAACTACATATGGGTAAGATAGGAAAAATCTCTACTATTAAGAAAGAGTACAACAACTCGCAATTGCAAACGATGCAAGGTGGACTTGCAGCAAGAGGATACACAAGAATTCCTGGTACAGGAGTTTTTAAATATCCTTACAAAGAATTAGATGGTCAGTATAGAACAGGCTTAGATCCTAACGCTAGTTACATCAAAAGAATCCAAGATCCTTTAGAAAAGGAGATGGAGATTGAAAGAGTAACAGAGTTAAGAGATAAACTTCAAGCAGCTTTAAATGCTGACTTAAGTCCTCGTTCTCAATTCTGGAACTATGGCTTATCAACTTCTGTTGATGATTCTTTGCACGTTCAACCAGTAAAGTTACTAGATGGTGATAACTATTTTGACTTTACATTACCATTACAAGAATTAGCATTCTCATGGTTAAGAGTTCATCCAACAATTGCTTCTAGCTACCAAGCTTGGGAGAGAGGTGAATTCCCTGCTGATATTCAGTACTATGTTGCTGATGATGATATTGAGAACAAGGTAATGTTTAAGAAGAAACAACTTATCAACAAAGCAATTGTCAAGTTTGATAGTATGACTCCTGAGAAGAAGAAGAAAGTGGCTCGTCTACTTGGTCTTCCAGTGTCAGATGATTCCAAAGAAGAAGCAGTTTACAATCAGGTGGATAACCTATTGAAACAAACTGAATTCAAGAATGGCAGATATCAAGGTTTGAATCCAATTGAGGTATTCAACAGATTTGCAGATATGAAAGAAAACTTACTCCATATTAAAGACTTGGTTAAACAAGCTGTTGCTCACTCAGTATATAGAGCTAAACCTAATGGTAAGATTTATGAAGGTGAGTTTGAGATAGCTAAAGACGAAGATGATTTAGTGAAGTTCTTAGCAGATGAAGATAACCAAGACCAATTATTAATTTTAGAAGGTAAATTGAAAGGTAAAAAAATAGCTGCAATATGATCCCAGTAGATAGTTTATTATATAAGATTGATCAGAAACTAAATAAACTATCCACTAACGAGCATCAAGAGATTCCTGTAGAAGATAAAATTCTAGCACTGAATGAAGCTCAAATCAAATTGATAAAGCAAAAAGTTGATGGGTTTAGTACAGTTTCTGGATTAGGTATGGATGCGTTTAAGAAGCGTTATGAAGACTTACAAAGTCTTGTACAGCCTTACAATCACCAACCACTTACCCTAGCATTGAAGAATGCTGAACTAAATCAATGGTTTGCAAACGTTCATCTCCTTGTACCTCAGTACATGTTCTACATAGATAGTTATATATTAGCTGATAAAGGAAGATGTACAGATAGAAAGGTATGGATTAATAGAGACTTGGCTAAGCATGGTGACTTACAGTTTTGCTTAAACAACACTCACTATAAACCCTCTTTTGAATATCAAGAGACATTCAACTTTATATCTTCTGATGAGATCTCTATATTTACAGATGGTACGTTTATACCTAAGGATATATATATGTCTTACATGAGATATCCTCAATATATAAATAAGGCAGGATATATCATGCTTGATGGATTACCATCATTCGATCAGGATTGCGAACTTGAACTATACCTAGAAGATGAACTATTAGATCTTACAGTACAAAACTTGGCTATGTATACAGAAAACCAAAGTGCTGTTCAAAGCTCAATTTACAGAATACAAACAAACGAATAATTTTTAACAATTAAATATAAAGCAAAATGGCTGATTTTTCCCTAACCACCCTCTTTGTTGTACCAGTAGGAAATACATTACCTAGCTCTGGATCAACACAAGACTTAACAGCAGGTCAAGTAGGAATATTCCTAAATGACTATTCTGTTGCAACAGCAGGTAACATTGCTGCTGCCCCTTATTTTTATGTAGCTCAAGGTAGAGTTAACACCTACTTACAAGGTTCTAAGCGTTCAGACAAAATTGCTGGATGTCCTAGTGGTAACTCTTGTAAAACAAACGTAACTGAATGGTACAAATCTTTAGGTTGTCCTACTCCAGTGAATCAAGTAACTGATGTAGTTGACTTCACAGTAAAACCTGGTGAGATTGTAACATTAACTTTACGTGGTTTCTCTAGCTACTTAAACACATTGTATTTCAATGGTTTCACTCGTTCTGTAACAGTTAATGCTCCATGTCTTGGATGTGGTGATGATCCTTGTACAGACGTTGATGTTCCTGCTTTAATTGATGATCTTATCTATCATTTAGAGTTAGATGCTCCAGGTAATAACCCTGATAACATCACTTTAAATCAATTTTATCAATTCCAAAGAATTGGTAACGATTCATCTGCGTTGTTACGTATTACTGGTAAACCTTTGACTGTTTATGGACAACCTTGTGACGTTGCTGCATTCCCTTTTGAGTATGACAGATTCTACTTTAGAACTTTCATCTTCTCTGGTCCAGCTACAACTGCTGACTTCATTGTTGACGATCCTTGTAATAGAGTAGCTCAACCTGTAATTACACAACGTTCTAACTATGCTGTTGGTACTTCTGCTGAGGTTCAACAATTAGAGAAGAACTTCTATAGTTACCAAGCTGGTTACTTGAAGCATCTCTACAGAATGAATGGTTACAACGAGAACTTTGAGTCTTGGGTAACTGATGGTCAGATCTATGATTTGTACTATATCAAATTCAATGAGTATGATAAGAGTGCTTACCAATGGGGTGATTACATTATGGAAGATAGCATGGTAATTATTGCTGTTCCTGAGAATCAAACATCTGGAATTGAAGCTATATTAGTAGCTGCTTTAGGAGCTGTAGCTGGAGATACTGCTTGTATCACAACTACTAGCACTACAACTACTGTATGGCCTAGTACTTCAACAACAACTACTTTGATTCCTTAAGAATAAAAGTAGCATCATATTAACCTATGCCAGAGGGTGAGAGGATATCTCAAATCCTCTGGCATTTTTATTATAAAAAACCATGATATTAGATTTTTTAGTAATCAACACATATAACACACAAACACTTGGTGTGGCTGATATATCTGTTTATGATACAGATCCACCTAATGTTAGTGCTCCTACTATGCAAATTACTGTTCCTGGTTTTCCTACACCTGTTTCTATTCCATTCAATGTGAATAGCTTTAATGTTTACAACTCAATTATTTTAGGATTAAGTCCATTCCCAGCAGTGACACCATTGCCTGATGGAATTTATTTCATGAAATATTCAGTTGCCCCAGCTACTACAAACTTTGTAGAGAAGAACATTATGCGTACTGAACTTATTCAAGAAAAGTTTGATAGTGCATTTATGAAGCTTGACATGATGGAATGTGATTCAGCTATAAGAACCCAGTCAAAAGTAGTATTGAATAGTATTTGGTATATGATTCAAGGCTCTATAGCAGCAGCTAATAACTGTGCTATTGATACAGCCAATAAATTATATGTCCAAGCCAATAGACAATTGGATTATTTTATTGCAAACCAATGTGGTTGTACAGGAAACAACTATGTAATTAATTTCCCTTAATATGGCAAACTGTAGAGGATGTGGTATGAAGGTGGGCTGTGGCTGTCAATTGATTAATGGCCTATGCTCAGCATGCAACAACAAACTTAAAAACGCTACAAAAAGAATAAAAGATGTTATCACCAAGATTAACAGATTGTGTAGTTGATGCTAGCATCCCTGCTACACTATTACAAATTGATGAAAGATTAACTTACTGGGCAAATCGCCAGTATAATAATATTATCTTCTCCATGAACAATTATATTCCTGGAGAGATAATTGATGATTTATTACATTACAAACAAATATTAACATATAGACTTTGTACTCCTAACTATGCTATGGTGTGTGGACTTCCCACTACATCTCAGGTGGTAAGTAGAGTTAAAGTGTTAATTAATAAATAAATTAAACCATGTCTTGCGAAAGTTGTTATAATGGATGTGTTCAGACAGTATCTGATGAGTGTGTCAGATATACAGGTATAAACTATCCTGCATTAGGTGTTGAAACAGGAGACAATTTAGTTTCTGTTGAACAAGCTATAATGAATGCGTTAGTTCCTTTATTAGATGGTACAGGAGATGCCATCACTCTTAGTGCAGGAGATGTATGTGCATTAGTTACTAGTTATCTTACAGCAGGTTTAACTCATACATCTAGAGAGTGGATCATAGCTCTTTCTAAAGGAGAATGTAATTTACAAGCACAGATTGTAGCTATTAATAATACACTAGCTATACTTAATGCTAATTACACAATTGGTTGTCTTACAGGAGTAACAGCTTCTTCTGACACTCATGATGTTTTACAAGCTGTTATAACAAAGCTTTGTACAACAGTAGCTGATCTTGCTGCTCTTACACTTGATGTAGATACAAACTATGTTAAGCTAGCAGACTTAGATGCTTTGATTGCAGCTTATTTAGCTAGTCAAAGTGGTGGTGGTTCAAACCAACAAAATTTAAAAATGGTTCCATATGTAGCATATGAATACTATGGACCATTAACTAACTTTGATGGAACAGGTGCAGGCTTAAATTCTGCTGGATTCTATAAGGTAAATCTATGCAATGGCTTAAATGGCACTCCTGATAGAAGAGGACGTGTTGCTGTTGGAGCTATTCAAAATGTTCCAGGTGGTCCATTAGATGCTGCAGTTAATCCTGCAAATCCTGGTAATCCAAACTATGCAATATTTAATACAGCTGGAGCAAATACAGTGACGCTTATTGCATCACAGATGCCTTCTCACTCACATAGTGCAACTGCTACATCTGTTGGTACTATATCTCCAAATCCTCATAGTCATACTATTAGTTATTTAAATAAAGGTGCTGGAGATGGTTCAAATGTAATTGGTAGTCAAGTTTCATCAAATGTTAAAACTACAAGTAGTGTTAGTCTTACTGTTGACGTAAGTACAAGTGTTACAAATGCTAATACAGGTGGTGGAGCAGCTCACGCAAATATTCAACCTGTCATAGCTGCATATTATATTATGTATATTCCTTAATCTTTTTAAACTAATTATAAAATGGCTTGCAATCCTGGAGATCCTTGTTACAATGCTTACTATCATCCTAACCAAAACTGTAGTTCACTTCCTTGTGCAACCACAGCAGGTAATGTTATATATAATGGACCAAACCTTCCTTGTTCAGGAATTCACACTGGAGATAACTTAGACTGTGCTCTATCAAAAATAGATGACGCTCTTTGCAATGGTGTTGTTGGTATTAATGGTACTTCTGGAACTTCTGGTTCTAGTGGTATAACAGGAAGCTCTGGAACATCTGGTAGTTCAGGTGCTACAGGACCTGGTGGTTCATCTGGCACTTCAGGTAGCTCAGGTGCTAGTGGTGCTGCTGGTTCATCTGGCACAAGTGGTGAAACTGGTTCTAGTGGAACCTCTGGAAGTTCTGGTAGAGAAGGTTCTAATGGTACATCAGGTTCTGCTGGTCTTTCTGGAACTAATGGTACATCTGCTTCTTCTGGTCTTTCTGGAAGTTCAGGAAGTTCTGCAACTTCAGGTACATCTGCTGCAGATGGTACAATGGGTACATCTGGTACATCAGGCTCAATAGGACCAGCAGGAACAGCAGGAACGTCAGGTTCAATAGGACCAGCAGGTACTTCTGGTACAGCTGGTTTAGATGGAGATAGATACCTATCATCTTCTGTCACATCTTTAACAATAGGAAATGGTACTCAAACTTTAACTACTGGTACAGGATTAGCTTATAGTGTTGCTCAAACAATACTTTTGGCATATGATGGTTCTAATACAATGGAAGGCACTGTTACAAGCTATGATAGCCTTACAGGTGTCATGGTTGTTAATATAGTAGCAACAACAGGTTCAGGAATATATGCAGCTTGGATTGTAAACTTATTTGGAGCTGCTGGTGGTAATGGAACAAGTGGTACTTCTGGTTCTATTGGACCAGCAGGTACATCAGGTACAGCAGGTACATCAGCTAGTTCTGGTACATCAGCTACAGCAGGAACTAGTACAGGAACAGCTGGCACATCTGGAGCTACTGGCTCTAGTGGTGCAACAGGAACAGCTGGTACTTCTGGTGCTGCTGGTCCCACTGGCCCTCAAGGTCCACAAGGAGCTACTGGTCCACAAGGTCCTACAGGAGGTCCTGGTCCAACTGGACCACAGGGAGCTACAGGACCTCAAGGAGCAACAGGAGGACCTGGTCCTACTGGTCCTCAAGGTGCCCAAGGTCCCCAAGGAGCAACTGGCCCTACTGGCCCAACTGGTCCTGGATTTACAACTATCTCTCCAGCAACTGCAGGAGCAATAGTTATATGTACTAACGCAAACTCTGGATTTACAAACTCAAGTGTATATGTAAGTGGTAATTCAATATATGCAGACTCTTTCTTCCAAAACTCTGACTTAAGACTTAAAACTGTTTTAGGTGCTATTCAATCAGAAAATATAGAAACTGTAATGTATGCTTGGAATAATCCAGAAAGAGATACTAAACAACACTGGGGATACATAGCACAACAAGTACAACAGTTTCTTCCTGATGCTATAGAAGTAAAAGATGATGGTTTCTTAGTAGTGGATTATACACAAGTACATAGCTGGAAGATTGCTCAACTAGAAAAACGTATTGCTGAGTTAGAAGCTAAATTAAATAAATAATGAGTTGGTCAGGTATAGCAAGTAATCAAACAGTTTCTTGTAATAATCTTCAGGATGGTGTAGATACTGGTGTATTTATTCCTACCTCTACTATTCCTGTAAGTCAAAAACAAATAACTAAAACTGAGGCATCATCTTATGTTGCCTTAGATACTTCCTATCCAAGCTTTTCTAGTAAATTTCCTAATCAACTAGTTGTTAAAAGTGATTTGGAGCCTCTTTTATATTCTAATAGAATATATGGAGTTGATGACGTAAATCCTTATACTCCACCAGGTGTACCAACCTATGGAACTGTAATATATTCAAGTAACTCAGGTATAACATGGTCAAGTACTACTGTTACTGGATATAGTGTTTCTAGAAGTGGTAGAGGACAATATGTATTAACAGGTACACAAACTAATAATATAAAAGTCTCAAGTGATTATGGAGTAACATGGACAACACGTTCATGTTCATTACCAGCATCACCTATTTCAATTCAAAGTATTGTTGGAACAGCTGTTTCAAGCGATGGTCAATATATGTATATAATTACATATGGTAGTAACACAGTAGGACCATCTATATGTAAATCATCTAACTATGGAGTTACTTGGAGTGAAATTTACTATTCTGCTATTGGTTCTAATGAACTTATAGAAATTCCTTATCCAAAAATAGCATGTTCTGGTGATGGTAGATATATTACATGTGTTGTAAATAAACAAAATAACTCATTTGATTGGGGATCTAGAATAATTAAGTCTTCTAACTTTGGAGTGTCATTTAGTGTTAGTGGTGATTATAATTTAAAATATTGGACAGATGTAGCTATAAATACTTCAGGACAATATCAATTATTATCACAAATGTCTGGTTTTGGTACAGGTAATACACAAGGAGAAGGAAGGATATATTTATCTTCTAACTATGGTGCATCATTTATTGAAAAAACATATGATCAATATTATAGAGCACTCTATTGTGATATGTCTGAGAATGGACAGTATATGTTAGTAGCATTAGTCAATACTAATAATACATTAAATAAATTTTACTTCTCTACAAATTATGGTGTTAGCTTTACTGTCTTTGATACTAATCCACCAATTCCAGCAATTGGACAAACACCAGGAGGAGTATTTGTTAATTCAGATGGAACTTTTGCATTGGTAACATATATAGACAGTGCTGAAATAACTTATAACAATGGTATAACATGGTCAAGTTGGGCGTCACAACCTATTCCAACAGCTTATACTTTTGGAGGATTAAGTAAGTCAAGATTTCTTGATATTCCTGGTACCACTACAACTACAACATCTACCACAGCAAATCCAAATTATGATTATTATTTAGCAGATGAATATAATTGTTCAGGTTGTAATATAACAAGTACAAATGTACTAGTAGGATTTCCAACTGGAACTTCTGTTATAATAAATAGATTCTATGCAGATTTAAATGGAACTGGATTTGTTTATCAAATAACACAATCAACTAGTTCAGGTAGTACTCCAATATTACTTACTCTTCCATCTGCCACAACTTGTAATGGAGCTTGTATATTATAAACCAATTGTAGTTAAATGAAAACAAATAATGCTTTAGTAACATATACAGATTTAACCACAATGGGATTAATTCAAAAACCAGGAGCAAATCCTCCTAGTGGAAATCAATGTGCTACAAAAGACTTTATTCTTACAAATTATTATGCAGATACAGCTGCATTATCTGGATATACTGGAAATAGACTTCCTCCATATCAGGATATAGTTCCACAAACTACACCATTTTTACTTTGTTATAATTTAACTATAACTAATAACTCGTATCCAGGTTGTAATAGTTATACAGATACATATGAGACTTGGACAATATCTCTTATTGATCAGTTTGGCAATGCTTATTATACACCAACTACTTTAACTTTTGAAGTTCAGTATGATTATTTTGAACAAGAAGATATTCCTCCTTATACAATAAATGATACACTCATTACAAATCTTAATGTAAATGCAGGTCAATATCAAGGATTTGGACAATTTGGAACTTATACATATAGGAACTGTGCAATGTCAGGTATATGTGATGGTTCTTGTTATAGTACATCAACTAATGTACAATTGATATCAGCACCTCTTGGAATTAGTGGAGGTTGTTCTTTACCACCTCCCCCACCTCCAGGACCATGTGCATATACACAGATATTATTTTCAGGGGGATTTTCTCCCAATGGTGATGGTATAGATGACACATGGCAATGGCAAGGCAAAAGAGGTGGTACATGGGAACTTTTAAACTATACGTGTTATCCAAATGCAGTATGGGAAATTTTTGATATAAGTCAAAATGTTTGGTATGCTAATTATTCAGGAGCTGTATATGTTCCTTGGAATGGTAAGTACAATAATGTAGGAACAGATGCTATTGACGGAACATATTTCTATAGTATAAACTTAGGAGATGGTGCAGGATTTAGACGAGGATTTTTAGTTTTAGTAAGACCATAACAATAATAATTATGACAGTAATAATAACACTTACCCTAGCAGGATCTGATACAGGTCCATTCAACTTATACTCAAATGCAAATGGTTACACAACAGCATTTGAAACTGGTATTTCTAGAGCAGCTCTTATTGCTGGATATACTTCAAGCCTAGCTCCAGATGGAACTACACAAGTTCTTGTAAGATCTACAGGAGTTTGTCAAAGAGACCTTTACTTAATTGTATCTGGAGCTCCAACAACCACCACCACTTCTACAAGTAGTACAAGCACAACCTCTACATCTACAACCCCTAATCCAGATGAATTATATTTAGCTGATATAGGACGTTATGCTGGATATGATGGATGTCCTACAGGTTCAATTTTAAGAATATACTTAGATGCTTCTGACTATGCATTGTTTGAAGCCAATGGTGATTCATTTGCAGGCCTAGGAGGAGGCAGTTCTATAACATGTACAGCAATTGCTAGAAACGCTGTAGGTGCTCCTATCACTGCTTTATTCTATGATTCAGAGAATATATGTTGGAATATTACAAGTGGCAGTTTTGAATATTATGAGTTCCAATGCTAATACAATTTTAAAAATCCTGTTTGTTGGTTTACAGGAAGTTCTCCTGGGGTTTCTACCCTGGGAGTTTTTGTTTTAACTATAACTAAAAAAGTTATTCCATATAACCAAAATAGTTAGTTTATTTTTGGGAAATTCAGAAATAGTTCCTATCTTTACAATAATTTTAACCAAAATAAACTACATATGCCTGAGAATCAAGCATTACTAAACCAGCTAGAAGAAATCCTACATTGGAAAAAGAGTAAAAAGTTCTACGCTGACAAGCTTGGAATTACAGAATCAGAGGTTGATGAGTTGTTGATAGAGTTAAGAAATAGAGAACTTGTTGAAGAAGTGGCAGAGGTAGGTAACTATGTTTCTGAGCTAGAGGAAACAATAGTAAGATTTGAAGAGGATATAGCTAAAGGAACAGGAGAGATTGTCTTCAATACAAAAGATGAAATTAAGAGCTTAGATGAGCTCATAGTAAAGTGTAAGATTGACACAGACAAATGGGAAATCACCAAGTACGTACAGAACTACTGGGGAAATGGTGGGAATCCACATTGGCAAGTCAAAGCCTGGTTAGGGAAGAAGTCTACAGAACAAGTTTTTCAAGATGCGTTTGTAGACTTTTTAGCTTCATATAAGCCTGTAAGTCAAGAGGTTATGAGTCCTAAGGTTGACTTTGACAAACCAAAAGGTATGTTAGTCATCAACAAACAAGACTCTCACTTGAACAAATATGACATAGATGGTAACAATGATGTTACTAATAGACTAGCTCATATCATGTACAAGGTGGAGTTAATAGCTAACCAAGCTCAGCTTTCAAACAACTTAGAACAAATTACATATATCATTGGGTCTGATGAGTTCAATAGTGAATACAGTGGTATGACTACAAAAGGAACTCCTCAAACAAACACTCACACATATCACACTTCTTTTGAGTATATCTGTGGACATGAGATCTTAATGATTACAATGTTATTACAGTATGGTAAAGAAGTGAAGGTAGTATATGTAGCAGGTAATCATGATGAGTTTGTAGGATGGCATATGGTGAATTGGTTACAAACCTACTTCAGAAATACAGAGAGAGTAACATTTGATTGTTCTCCTAAGTATAGAAAGTATGTAAGCTATGGTCAATCAGCATTGATGTTTAATCATGGAGATGCTATTAAACCTGCAAAGCTTGCTGCATTGTTTCCAATAGAATACAGAGCAAGATGGTCTTACCATGATAAGTTTTATATATTCACAGGAGACAAACACCATGAAGTGAGTCATGATTTCAATGGTATTAAATTTTACCAGATCCCAGCATTCTCAAATGCTAAGAGTCTATGGGATGATAAGAATGGTCATACGATGTCTAAAGCAGAAGTTACAGGATTCCTAATTGATTATGATGAAGGAATAACAAATATATTCAAACAGTATTTATAATGGCTACATTAAGAAAAATGGTCTCAGATGTTCGTGCAATGCACAAACTATTAACAACAGATAACCTTATCACTGATAGGGTTGTTGCGTCTGAGGTTAGAAACAATACATTTTTATTGGTAAAGAGAGAAACAAATCTCAGAAAGCTTTGGGCTACAGACACTGTATTCCAAACACTTCCTTGTTTAGAGATGATAGAGGTTCCTATTTCTGATTGCTGTGAGTATGTTGATCCTTGTCAAGTGGCAAGAAGCAGATTCAAACTTCCTCGCATCAGTGAAGGAAACTATCAATATCTAATACAAGGTGTATATTCTATCAACGCTATGGGTGGTAAAGGAAAAAGATTTAAAGAGATTACAATTAACAGATACTTAAATTTATTAAAGCTACCTATCATTAGAGCTGAACAATATTACTGGATAGCAAATGGAGGATATTTATACATTAATAATCCTAATTTGCACTCAGTGAGAATTTCTGCATTCTTTGAAGAAGATGTTCCTAATGATATACTATACCCATCAGACTGTGCATGTGGCCCAGCTCCTACAGTAAGCAATGAAGAATACTGTATGAATCCATTGGATAAGGAGTTTGGATGTCCTGGTTATTTAGAAAAGCAAGTATTAGAGTTAACTTCTCAAAAACTATTATCTACTTACTTTAGCATTAAGACTGACATGACATTTGATGGTATAGATGGTCAGGCTCCTAATGCTAAACCAACTAGTTAATGCGAACCAAGATTGACTGGAGAAGCTCCAGTAAAGAAAACTACAACAATTTCTGCAGAAAAAATCCCACCATAAAAGTTACATTTGATGAGTGGAGAAACATTATATATCAATATAATGAACATTTCAAAAACTACATTCTAGAAACAGGAGAGAAAGCAAGACTTCCTTTTGGCTTTGGTGAATTCTCTATCAATAAAAAGAAGAGAAAGAAGATGAAAACAGTTGATGGTAAGGAGATGGTTAACCTACCAGTTGATTGGCAAAAGACAAAACAAAAGGGTAAGATCATTTATAACTTTAACTTCCATACAGAAGGATTCTTCTTTGGTTGGATGTGGTTTAAAGAGTCTACAAGAATTCGTAACATCAACTTATGGTACTTCAAACCTTCTCGTTCAACTTCTAGATTGCTGTCACATTACATAAAAACAGATGACAAATACCAGCACCTTTATAGGGAATGGAAAAAATAAAATAACATGGCATACTATTACAGATACAACTTTGTCTCTCCTGAGCCAATCTATTCAATTGTTAAAGAAGAGTTAAAATCTTACTTTGACACAGGAGCAGTTGATGATTTAATGTTCCCCACCTATTTAGACAAGTGTCTACAAAAGATGGGTAGATCAAGTTATGTCATTGCTGAACAGACATTAGATATTTCTGGATATGAAGCTAGACTTCCTGACAACTTCTTTGCTGTTAGAGAAGCTTGGATGTGTACAGAGATTCCTCAGCTTCCATATCAAACAGCTAACTCATTCTATTCTCAGGCAGCTAGCCAAACAACAATACAAGTCTCTCCTGTTATTAGTGGTGGAGTACCATGTACTAATCCACAATGTACAACAGGATGTCCTACGTGTATGCCTGATATCATCCAAGCTGTATATAAAACCAATCAACAGATAGCTAGAGGTATAAGAAAAGAGTATTTATTAAAACCAGGCAATATATCTTGCCAAGGTAAATGTGATGTAAGCTATACAGATGCTTGGCAGTTTTATACAAATGCACCCCCTGTGCATGAGTTCACTCCAGGAAGTGCTGGTTATGATAGCTTTGATATTAGAGATAATAAGTTTGTTACAAACTTCAGCTGTGGTGTTGTTCATATGATTTTCTATGCTACAGACTATGATGCTACAGGTAATCAATTAATTCCTGATAACTATCGTATAAGAGAATACGTAGAAGCCTTTATTAAATATAAAGTTTTTGAAACCTTATCTAACCAAATCAATGATGAGACATTCAACCAAATACAAGCTAAGTTAGTTTACTATAAGCAACTTTCAGAAGAAGCTTTTATTATGGCTTACACTGAGATTAAGAAACAAGATGTATGGACTAAGCAAAGAAGAGTAAGAAATGATTTACAACGCTTTGCACAATACGAATTACCAAACAGAAGCTCAAGATATGGCAGATAACCAAGAAGGAACATCTAACATAAGACAAGAGTATAATCTTGGCAGAGTTGGACTAGATATGGATTCTTCTGTAAACCAAATACAGAAGGGTAAACTTTCTTATGCCCTAAATGGAGCATTAGAAAACTTTGATGCTAATTCTGTAAGTTATCAAAATGAGCCAAGTAATGAAGCTTGTTTAGAGTTTCCTGAAGGCTATCATTTAATTGGAACTCATTTCATTCAAGAGAAAAACAAACACATATTCTTTTTAGCTAATCCTGAAACAGGAGGAAGTGAAATTGGATATATGGATAACAATGATTGTGAATATCATACACTATGTACAGAATATCCTGATTTAGGAATCACTGTATGTGCTGACTCTGTATGCTTAAACTTTGATATAAACTATCCTATTCATAAGGCTGTACATAAGATTACAAACTGTACCACTGAGGTATATTGGACTGATGGATTAAATCCAAGAAGATATATAAACATTGAACAAGTTCCCTATATTTCAACTTATGATCCAGAAGCTTCAAGTTGTGAGCCAACTGTCACCCCTATACTTGACTGTAATAAGTTAAAAGTACAACCTAACTTCTCTATTCCTAGCATAGATATTACTGGAACAGCTGTAGGTGGAGATTTACAAGCAGGTACATATCAGTTTGCTGTTCAATATTGTAATGCTTCAGGAGATGGATACACATCCTATTATTCTGTAACTAATCCTACATCTATTGCAAATACAGAGATAACTACTCCTGATTTTCAATACTCTGTAGGAAAGTCTATATTGTTAAGTATTGGTAATGTAGATATTACAGGATACTTCCAATATTTTAATTTAGCTGTTATTAAGACTATTAATAATGGTACAAGTGTAGAACTTGTAGGAACTTATAAGATTCAAGACGAGACAACAACAGCCACTTATTCAGGTCAAAACCAAACACAAATACCTTTAAGCTTAGGTGACATATTAGAGAAGTTCCCTTATTATGATATTGCACAAGATGTTACAAGTGTGCAAGACTATATCGTTTGGGACAATCTTACTTCTGTTGATAGAATTAACTATCAATCAATTGCTAGTAAAATAACATTAGAATGGGAAACTTATAAGTTACCAGCAGGTAATAGCTATGCAGATCCTTTCTATACAGCTAATCTTAGAGGATATCTAAGAGATGAAGTATATGCATTTGAGATAGTCTTTTTATTAGATAATGGTAAACAAACAGATGGCTTTCATATTCCTGGTAGAGTTAAAAATGCTCAAGAGTTATCTCAGCCAGATGTAACAACAGCTAATGCAGATTACATAGGAGATGGAGCTCCTCAACCTTATTGGAAGATATATAACACTGCCACTGTATCCACTACATATCCTGTTTCTACCAATGAAAATATAGGACAAGCATATCCATATCAATCTGGAGAATTTGCCTATTGGGAAGCTCAAGATGAAAAATATCCTTGTAATGTAGATGTATGGGGAGACCTTGCTGATCAAAAAATTAGACATCACAAATTTCCTGATGTATTAGTTTCTCCTTACTTTGAGACTCCTCCTATTACATATGCAGGTGGTCAGATAGAACCAATCATGCAAACTTCTAATGCCATCTATCCAATAGGTGTAAAAATAGATGTACAACAGGTAGCATTCTTAATTCAAACATCTACTTTAACAACTGAAGAAAAAGCTTCAATTGTTGGATTTAAAATAGTGAGAGGAAATAGAAGTGCAAACAAATCTATTATTGCTAAAGGTATATTGAGAAATGTAGGTAAGTACAATAGAGAAGGTACAAACTTTTACTATCCTAACTATCCATATAATGACCTTGCTAAAGATCCATTCTTACTTGAGAAGAGCAATTCTTACATGTCTCAATGTGATACTTTCCAAGTGACAGCTACAGTTGATGGTGCATTACAATATACAGATTGTTATACAGGCACTGTATCAAGTCAAAATTTTACTACAGCTACCACTGAAATATGTTCTCTTACACTTCCTGTTGTAAATACAGGAGCAGCTACATTTACAAACATTACATCTAGCACTTATATAATCTCTTCAACTTATAAATGTGTAACTTTTTCAGCACCTGTATTTAATTATTTAGATCCTATAACTGGAGCTTTACAAACTATCACTGTACCATTTAATACATCAGTGACAGTTAATTCAATAGGTGCTCCTACATTTGTATCAGGATGTGATCGTTTCACTATAGTGGAAAATAGTAAAGTAAATATTAATTGTTTTCCAAATAACTTAGATGGATTTAGTAGTATTGAATCTAAATATAGACAAGTATTTAATTCACCAGAAACTTCTTTTGGACAACCTACATTAGGTAATGTTCTTAAATTAGAAAGTGTATTGTTTGGTGGTGGAAGATCTCATTTTGTTGAGGTACAGAAGCATTCTATGTACAAGCTTCTTACCAGACAAACTCAAATAGATGCCTTAAACTCTAGCAAGAAGATTGCTGACCTAGGAGGATTTAGTGCTGTAGCATTCTTTACAGCATATCAAACTTACTTACAAATCTATCTAAATGGTATTAGTAGAAAGAACTTTGCACAATCATTTAACTCTGTCTCTAGCTATGACTATAGTGCAGATATACAGAATGCTGCTACTAATCCTCTAACTGGTAATATAGGTATTAAACAAAGACAACTTGATAAGTGTCAATATGTATTCCCAGGTGTACAGAATGTAGGTGATAATCATGATCTTAATAACTTTAATAGAGAGTCTTCAATATATACTAAAACTATTGAAAAAAGAACTGGGGTAGTAAATCCTATTGATCCTCTACCATTCCCTAATCAAACTCCTTCTTTATACATAGCAGGTGTAAGTCAGATATCTGATGATTCAAGATTTACTATTTCTCAAGCAAATAACTGTAGTGCTCCTGAGCAGCAAGAAGATATAAAAGTTGTATCTTATTATGCTTCAATAAAGGCTATTAATAATAATCAATATGGACAAATATATTCTTATCAAACAATTGATACAGGATTCCAAAGAATATTTAGTTCTCTTCCAGCCACTGAAGTAATATTTGGTGGTGATACATATATTGGTAAGTTTGGATTCAAAACTAAGCTTCCTTTCTTTATTGATAATAGAGTGGGAGCTCCTGATGATAGTGACATTTACTACGATGAGTTAGGTAATGTAGCCTATCCACAATATTGGTATTCTGCTAGATCTGAATTATCTGATTACTTTGTAGGTGGTACTTTAATGAAGAATATCATTTCTACCAAAGCTCACTATTTAGACTGTCCTAATGATTATATAGTGGATAATATTAGTACAACTACCACTACCTCTTCTACAACTCCTGCTCCAGGTACTGTATTAGCTGGTTCACAAAACTATATCTATGATGGTAAGATGTATCTATTTGCTTATGGTATTCCTTACTTCTATGTAGAGAGTTCTATTAATGTAGACTTACGTCAGGCATTTAATAACCTAGAGGGTGACTTCTACCCACACGTGAGCTCAGGTATTCCTGATACTTGGTTCCAAGAAAGCAGAGTTCCTATTGCACTTGATAACACATACTATTACAATACAACTTTCTCTAAACAAAACACAGAGAACTTTTTCTCTCATTTACCTTCAGATTGGATAAAGCAACTTTGCTTTACATACTTCCCATTCAGAGCTATATACTCTGATCCACAAGAAAGTTATTCTGATAATAGAATTAATAATTGGTTGATATATCGTCCAATAAGTTTCTTTGACTTCCCTCAGAACTATGGTAAGTTAGTATCACTAGATGGTATACAGAATAAAGCTACCCTAGCTAGATTTGAAAACAAGTCATTGCTTTATGGTAACTTATTAACAATGAACACAAGTAGTCCTCAGGCAGCGTTCTTAGGTAATCCTACATTATTCACATCAGCTCCTGCAATTGATTATGCTGAAACTGACCTAGGTTATGTAGGTTCTCAAAACAAGTTCTTACTTAAAATACCTGATGGACAAATAACAATAGATGCTAAGAGAGGTCAAATATTTTTGATAGCTGGTGCTACCAAAGCAATAGATATCTCAGCGTTTGGTAGTGGTCTAAACAGATTCTTTACAGACCATTTAGCATTTGAAATATTAAGACACTTCCCTACAGCAAATATAGATAACCACTTCAATGGTCTTGGTTTACATGGTGTATATGATAGTAAGTTTGAGAGAATAATTATAACTAAGTTAGATTATATCCCTCAACCTAATAAGCAAATATACTATAATGAAGCTTTACAAAAGTTTTATATAAATCAACCAGTGGCTGGTAATACATCAGTTATAAGATATGTAAATCTAACAGATGTAGAATACTTCTGCAATAAGTCATGGACTGCATCATTTAACATGAACACCAAAGCTTGGGTAAGTTTCCATACATACATACCTAATTTCTACATAGGAGAAAATGGTTTCTACTATTCTGGATTAAATGAAGGATGTGAATTATCAGCAGTAGCTGTTACAGAGATACCTTCTCCAACCACTACAACTACTACAACAGCAGTTCCATTAGAGTGTGCTTTAAATGGTACAGCTACATATGTTCCACCACCAACCACTACTACTACTACAAGTTCAAGTACAAGTACAACTACAAGTACAAGCACAAGTACCACTAGTACCACCACTACAACTTATTGTCAATCAATTGGTGTAGTTGGCTGTTTCAATTGGACTTGGACAGCAGGTGAAGAAGGTGGAATAGTACAGTGGACAGATTGTAATGGTAATCCTCAAAGTAACGCTTTAGGTCCAAATGATTCAGGTAGTGGGTGTTTATGCGATGGTCAAACTCCTTCTGCTTCAGGTATAGTTATAGGGCCTACTCAAGTTGGAACATGTGGTGAGATAACAACTACTACAAGTACTAGTACAACACAATCTGAATGGACAACTATAGAATATGGTTTTAATGCATTTGATCCAAACCAAGCTTGTGATAATTATGAACTTAATGTTCTCACAACTGTATATGTATTAGTAGTTGAAACTCCTATTGTATTAGGAAGTCATTTCTATTCTTTACCTAGTGTTGGAAATCCTGCTCCTGCTGGGTTCTATGCTAGACCATGTAATATTCCTGGAAGTAACTGTACTTATGAAGTAACAGGTTTTGATGGCGAAGTAACAGGTATAGCTGAATGTGGAACACTAACTACAACCACTACTACTACATTACCACCAGCACCTACATATGTACCTTTGGATGCAAGTGCTATTGGTTATAATGAAACAAATGCTCCTTACACTGGTATTTGTTGTGTACAAAAGTTAATATATGTAAATAGTTCTGGTGCATTTATATTTTCAGAACTTCCAATAGTTCCTGTACCATCAGGATATACCTTAGTGACTCAATTCTGGGTAGATGATAATGGTGTTCCATATTTTGAATTTGCATCAGTTATGTATGTAGATCAGTTTTTAACCATACCTGCTCCTGCTGGTTACTATGGAGGTGCAGCTAATGGATATAGAAGAATTCAAGGATCAGTTGGTTTATTTTCAGACCCAGTAACATCTTGTGCTGGAGTAGATTGTCTTTAAAAAATAATAAATGGCTAAAACAGTAATAATAAGATTAACATGTTCAGGTGGCAGAACTGGACCCTTTGATATCTCTGATAACTTAGGGACTGTCTTGGGCACTGATATAACCAAACAAAATCTTATTGATGGGTATACTGTCAGTGTGGATAATTCTGTCACTACAATTACTATAACATCTACAGGTAAATGCCATATAGTTTTACAAGTTACTATTGGCACTGCCACTATAGAACAACTTGCTGCATTGCCTTACACAGAATGTAATACAGGTTCTTTATGGAGACACTTAACTGATGTAGTTAACTACAATAAATACTATGGTAACGTAGAACCTTACATAATAGAGTATCCATTTGCCTACCAAACGTATGATGAGATTCTTCAAAATATAAAAGACTACAGTAAGGTGTTTAACTACTTACCTATTGTTGATGGTGTGTTTAATGATAATGCTCAGATAAGTGTTGATAATCAATGGTTTAACAAAGCTGTGCTATACAATAGCCAACAGTCTACAGGTATATTAGAATTGGTACCAAAGCCAATGCATAACCTACAACAATACTTAACCTACCCAATCTATAATACTGAAAGTAAAACTATCACTTATACTAAGTCAGATAATTTCTATCAATATAATACTTTCTGGGGATTAATTAAAAGTAAATCTGTACCTTTGTTTACAACAAGCTGTGAGTCTTTATCAATAGATAAGCTTGTAAACCAAGCAAATATGGATTATGGAAAAAGATCATTTAAGAAAGAACCACTAAGAGCTAAAGATCTTAAGGTGAGACACATCTTAGATAACAGTTCTACAGCTCATATAGTTTCTCAATTCATTGTTGCACCATCTCAAATCTCTTACAAGTAATGGCAAATTGGTTAGACAAATATGAACAAGGTGGCTTGGTCTTAAAGAAAAAGACTAAGGATAACTATGGCAAACAAAGTAACTACAATGATGCAAAAGCATCTGTAGGTCCTGACTTTGTAGGACTTGGATATAATACTAAGGGTAGAGACTATTCTCCTGCATGGGGGGGTCAGTTTCAGAATGGTGGGTATATGCAAAAGGCTAAATCTTTTCCAGTGATTGATGACATTGAAAAAATTGGTAAGGATGGATCAAAAGTTCCTGATTGGGAAGCTATGGCAAAACAAGCTAAAAAGATTGGTGCTAAGCAAGTTAGAACAAGAAGTGGAGCTACAATAGTATTTGATAATAATTGGAAAGCTACTGGAGGAACAGATCCTGATCCAGAACTTGCAACACTTCAAATGGGTGGATCTTTACCAGGATCTGTAGGATTCACATACGCACGCACAGCTGGCTCAGCTCCTGCTAATGGTAAGTATACTAAGAAGACAAAAGCAAGTGCTCAGAATGGCTCTGTAATCAAAGATGACAGAGGACAATTAGCTTATCCAGGTGAGATAACAGAAATCAATTCTAATGACATCACTATGCAGGGAGTTGACTATCCTGTACTTGGTGTATCTGATACAGGTGATACAAAAATGATGCAGCCTGGTCAAGATTATAAATTTGATGGTGAGAAAGTTACAGAGTATCCAATGGCTCAAGATGGTACAAGATTAAATGTAGATTTAAAGAAACAAGCTGAGGAGTTCTTAGCTAGACAAAATGCTAACAGAACTACAATGTCTCAATACACTCCTAAGAAAGGAGAAGCAGAGAGATTAGATAGAGAGAAGTTACAAAGAATAGCTGATGAAAACAAACCATTAAATAAGTTTGCTAGATCTAAAGCATCTGGTAATCTACAAGATGCTATAGAAGCAGCAATGATAATGGAAGGTGGACTACTTGCAGGTAAGCTTGTTGGTAAGGGTGCTAAAGCTGCAGGTAAATATCTTACAGAAGAGACAGCTTTAAAGAATGCTTATAAGTTAAATCCTTTAGCATTTAAACCTAAGACAGATGCTTATTATAGAATGATAGGTGAAGGAGGATATGCAGATGCTCTAGAGAGTGGTATAGTTAGACCTCCAAAAGAACTAGGTCAAGAGTATGCATATTATAATAAAGGATATCCTTTAGATACAAGATTTAGAAACGCTACTGGAAGAGCAGGATATGAAGGACCATATATGGCAGAAGTAAAAGGAAATTCAGAACTTTTTGTAAATGAGAATACACAGGGTTTTACTGGACCTATGTTTGACGATCCAGTTGTTTATTCAAAAGCACCTATATCTACATCTAATCCTAATGTTAAGTTATATAAAGAAAATTGGTTACAAGGATATAAAGAAGTTCCTAAACCAACTAGCACATCAAGACGACTTACTAATGAAGAAATAAGAGCATATAATCAAAAGTTGTTTCTTGATCGTAAAAAAGGATTAGGAAATCAAGGACCAACAGATGCTCCTCCAGAAGGACTGATGCCTTTTGAATCTCCTGAATACAAACAAGGTGGCTGGTTAGACAAATATAAATAAATCATACAAACGTTCAATATGAAAGACCAAATGTTAAAGATGGCTAAAGTTAAATCTGAGAAGGAGTTCTACAAGAAGTATCCATCAGAGGAAGCATTTATGAAAGCTCATGGTAAAGCATTTAAGAAAGCTGCTATGGGAAGTAAAATGGTTAATGATCAATTACATCAGTTGACTGACTTTGGTAATCCTCCTATTGCTCAATATGGTAGTTCAGTTAATCCTAATACAGGAATGTTTCAAATGCCTATGAGTGGAAAGTCTGTAAGTCAGTATGATACAATGGCTGCAGGTTATGGAGCAACTCCTCCTCCTGAAGGATTTGGTAGTGCAAAAGCTGCTGGTGCTGGTGGAGGTGCTGCAGGTGCAGCTATGGCTGGTCTTAATGCATTACCAGCAATTATAGGTGGTGCACAAGCAATAGGTCAACAAAAGAAAAATATCAAGAAGGCTAATCAATCAGCTCAACTAGCAGGACTTGCTAGCCAAGCTGCTACTACAAGAGAAAAAGTTGAGCGTAAGTATGTAAGACCAGAAGATTCTTTAGTACAACCTGGACAATTAGGTAATCCTTATGGATCAGGTACAAACTATTTGGCAGCTCAGAATGGTACAATGATTGGTGGCAATCCTACAGAGATTCAAAATACATACAATCCTGGTGATATTTATACAGATGGTGGATATGAACCAATTGAATCTAAGAATATAAAACAATATAAGAAAGGTGGTAAGATGCCCAAAGCAGAATTAGGAGAGTACTTCCAAGATTCTGGTCAAGCACAAATAGGTGGTGCTGTAGGAGAAGCTGCAGGAACTGCTTTGTTTGGTCCTTTAGGTGGAATGGCTGGTAAGTTGTTAGGTCAAGTTGGAGGTAACTTATTAGGTGGTGCTAAAGATGCTAGAAAATTAAAAAAGTATCAAGATGAAACTGCTATGAATACACAACAAGCAGCATGGCAAAATCAATTACAAAGTGGTCAGTTTAGTAAGTCTATGGAACATGGTGGATATATGAATCCTGAATACAATCCACAAGTGATTGCTAAGTTTGGTGATTATAATGTTAAAGATTTGTTAAAGCCTCCTTATGATGCAGATATGTTAAGAAGTGGTGGTCATCTTGCACAAGTACCTTATACTCCTCCTAGTGCAGCAGCAATGTTCACTGGTAGACTAAATATGCCTAAAGCTCAAAATGGTACAGCATCAGATATGAATGGTGATTTAGAAGTGATTGAAGGTGGTAAAGCAGAAACTATTTCTTATAATCCTTTCTTACCAGATGGTGGTGAGACAGTTATGTTCAAAGGTAGATCACATGATGATGGTGGTATTCCTATTAACTTTGGTGAGAATGGTGTAGAAGTTGAAGGTGGTGAACCAGCAGTTAAATTGAGAGATGGTGGACGTGATAGCAGCATGGTGGTATTTGGTAATATGAAATTATCACAAATGGCTGCTGATGAGTTTGGTATAGCAGATGCAAAAGGTAAGAAGTTCAAACGTGTTGCTGAAGATATAAGCAAGGTGGAAAAGAAACAAAATAAGCTAATAGAAAAAGCTACAGAAAGAGCAGATATGACTACAGGAAATAGTGGGTTTGATCAATTGAAAATGAATACAAGTCAAGCTCAACTTATGGGAGCCAACATGAAATTAAGAAGTGCAGCTATTTTAAAACAAAACTTAGCAGCTGTTCAGAATGCTATTCTTGATACAGCTAGTGAGTTAGGTGTTAAGAGTGATGAGTTAGCACAAGGTAAATTAGTAAAAGAAAAAGATCCTCGTATGATAGCACAAAAAGGAACTAATGTTCCATATAGTGGTACACCATTTTCAGATGCTCCTGATTTATATCCTGGCCCTACAGGAAGAGATATTGTAAACAATGTTGTGTCTTCAGCATTAAGTGGAGTTCCTACAAGAGATGAATATACTCAAATACCTTATCAACCAGGATTTAGTTCAATGAATACAACTCTTCCTACAGTTACAGTGACTGGTGATAAGTTAAGTACAAGTAATAACTTACTTCCTGGTGGGGTTGGTGGAGCTGAAGAAGCTTCAGACAAAGGAAAAGGTTTTGATTGGAAAGGATTAGGTCAAATGGCTTTGTCAAACATTGCTCCATTCTTAAGACCTAGAACTAAATTAGGTCTTGACCCTGAAGAGATATATCCTGAATATTATGCAATGGCTACCAATCAGTTAGAACCTGTACAGGCTCAAACCTTCCAGCCAATGTTAGATACTCCATATGACATTTCTTTTAATGATCAGATTAATGCTATTGACTCTCAGTCTAGAGCTGCCATCAGAGCTGCAGGTTCAAATCCAGCAGCCCAAGCACAGATTATGGCTCAGTCATTAGAAGCTAAGAACAGAGTATTGGGAGAACAAAGCAGAGTCAATCAAGCTAACAAGATGGGTACTTACAATAGAAACAGAGCTTTGTTAAATGATGCTCAGTTGAAAAACTTACAAATTCTTGATCAACAATACGTTAGACAGGCCCAAGCTAAATCTAACACTAGAGCTCAAGCTCTTGAAGCTCTTAAATCTATTGCTAATAAAACTGCTCAGAACAAGCTTGAGAATCAAACACTTAACGTTTATGAGAACATGTACAACTACAGATTCTCTCCAAGTGGTGTAGCTTACAATACTAATTCTCCTGCCCA